CGACTTTGACGCTCTTGCGCGTTTTCTGCCATGAGGCACCTGGGCGGATGGATTGCCCGTGGCATTTCAAGGGCTGGGTCTATTCCACGAATGGCCGGGTGCTGGTGCGGGTGCGGGCGAAAGGGGTGTGGGATGATGTGAAGGGTGCTCCAAATGTGGAGACGCTCTTTGATGGTCCGCACGGGACGGCGGGTGCTGAGCATGAGGTGCCTGTGGTGGAGTCTGTGAAAGAGGACTGTGGACGCTGCGAGGGACTTGGCTGGCTGACTTGTAACCTGGACCATGATCATGCCTGCCCGGACTGCGATGGCGTTGGGGAGAGTGTGAAGTTCACGACTGAGGAGGTGACGGTGGGTGACCGCTGTTTCTTTGGCCGCAACCTCTGGCTCATCCGTCATCTGCCTGGAGTGAAGCTGTGGATTGATCCGGCGCTGGCGAACAACATCTCCGTCTATGTGGCGTGGGATGGCGGTGAGGGAAGGCGCAAGGGAAGAATGATAAGGCGCGGCGGAAGTGGGTGATCCGGCGGGTGCATGAATGGGGAATCCCGATGCACGGGAAGCACCCGAGGTTTCTGCCGGCGGTGGTGCTGCGGGAGACGGAGAAGCATTTGGCGAGATAGACGCAAGACACTGAGACACAAGACACAAGAAAGAATCATCATGGACGATCTAATGACAAGACTTTTGGCGGCGCATACGGAGTGCGATAGTGCACGGCGGCTGATGTTGCAGTGTGTGACCTCACTGACGGAGAGTGTGGATGCGCTGTTGGAAGTGGTGGCGCTGACTGGCGGGAACTCTGCGGCGGTGGCGAATGCGATAGGCACGGAGCGTGTGGCGCAGGTGGCACTGGTGGCGGTGGCTCGGAGGTATTGGGAGGCGACGGTGGTGGTGGAGAATCTCATGAAGGTGGTGAGAAAGGGGCGGGTGGAAGCTGTGGCTCCCTGCTCCCTGCTCCATGCGCACTGCTTTGGAAAGGAGGGTGCGTGAATGAGCTGGCTTTATTCGCGGGTGCTGGTGGAGGCATCCTTGGGGGGCACTTGCTTGGATGGCGCTGTGTGTGCGCTGTGGAATACGACGCCTACGCGGCCAGCGTCTTGGTTGCCCGCCAAAACGACGGAAGTCTGCCGCCTTTCCCGATCTGGGATGATGTATGCACCTTTGACGGACGGGCATGGCGCGGCCGTGTTGACGTGGTTTCTGGCGGGTTTCCCTGCCAGGACATCAGCAGTGCAGGCAAGGGGGCAGGCATCACAGGAGAACGAAGCGGACTGTGGCGAGAAATGGCTAGGATCATTCACGAAGTGGGACCGCGATACGTCCTCGTGGAGAACTCACCAATACTCACTTCTCGGGGGCTTGGAGTTGTTCTCGGAGACTTGGCCGAGATGGGGTATGATGCGCGGTGGGGAGTCGTATCTGCTGCCGCCGTCGGTGCCCCCCACATCAGAGAGCGTATTTGGATACTTGCCGACGCCGGACGCTTCCTTGGGACTTTTCGCAGCATCAGCGGAAATGGACATGGTGACGTGTTTTCGGAAGGAGACGGTGGGTCAACGGCCATCGGGGGCAAAGATCGGAAGCTCGCTGCGTTGGCACCCGGAGTTCATGAACGAGTGGCAGCGGACTGGTGGAGAGCTCAACGCCGAGTGGATCGAAGTGTTGATGGGATGGCCAACCGGATGGACCGACTGCATGTCGCAGGAAATGGGCAAGTTCCAGATGTCGTCAGGCTCGCTTGGGAGATCTTGGGATCAACCTCAACCGAAGGAGGAAACCACCCATGAGTGAATCGGTGAAAGGCTGGGACGTGCGGATGGAGCGGAGTCTTGCGGCTGCGGATGCGGCTTCGATGACGCATGGGCTCCAGGGGGCGCGGGTGGCGGCTCCTGATGAGATCCTGATGGCGGCGGAGGAGGAGCGGGAGGACGTGGGGACTGCTGCGGTGGACAAGGGACGGCAGGAGGCTTTTGCGGCTTTGTTTGGCGAGCTCTTCCGGGAGCAGCGGAAGGCGGAGAGCCTGGGATGGGCGGTGTGGGCGATGGTGGGGATGTATGCGCCGCATCTACTGCCGATGGTGACGGCTAAGGAGTGGAGGCTGAAGCAAAAGATGATGGTGACGGCGATGGTGCGGCCGCTGGGGGCGGTGGATGTGCAGGTGGTGGCGGGGCTACTGGCGTTTCTGATGCGGCCCATCGGCGGCTATCAGCACACGGAAAAACTGGGGAAGCGGGTGATGGTGTTTGCTTACATTTTCTGTCGATCGGAGACGGTGCGGCGGACGGTGCCGAGCCTGGAAGTCATGGGGCGGCTGTGGGGGCTGCGGGCTACCAATAAGCGCTCGGCACCGGATGCCGCTGTGCAGCGGATGAAGGAGGAGATGGCGGGCTACTTCCAGCGCACGGGACACCGGGCGGAGGACATCCTGATGCCGGGGCAGAAGAGCGCGGAGAGTAAGGCGAAGTATGCGCTGGCGCAGATGGGGAATGATCATCGGGTGAGGGGGATGAAGAAGGCGGGACTTTGAGACAGGGAGACAATCAGACAATGAGACTAGGAATATGACTCAAATATACATCATCGACGATTACACTAGCTTCCCCATCTGGGACTCAATCAGAGAGCGCCTTGGCGAACTCGAAACCAGTCCTTACACAGGCGACCAAAAGCCATTTAAAACTACGCAGAAGCCGACTGGAGATTGGCAGCTGCGCTATGCCATGCACCAGCACGCCTCTAGCGCTGCATACGAAAAGGCAGGGATTCGTGAGCCGAAGTTCGAAGAGCTTCCATGCGTGTTTGCCGTCCGTGAGAATGGCGGAAAGCGCACGGTTCACGAACTCTGCAAAGCCCATGACACATCAAACAGCCTCGCTTTCATCTCGCGGATTCTTGGGCTGAACAGGACAATGAAGACAACTGAAGACAACGAGGTGGCTGCGGCTTTTGAGAAGCTGGGTCGGATGGTGTTTGCTAAGGCTGCGGAGCTTGTGGCGGATGGGGACTGTGATGAGTGGGCGGAGGAGATCATGGAGATGGCGGTGCCTTTGGCCTTGGCGAAGCGGGAGATCTATAGCCCTGCGCTGCATGGGGAAATCAATGCGGAGCCGGGAACTGCGATCTGGTCTTGGCGGCATCTGCCGGAGGGCTGGGATGCGGGGCTTTGAGATGGGGAGACAATCAGACAATCAGACAATCAGACTAGGAGAATAACAAGACAATGAAGACACCAAATACGATGACGGAAGATGAGATGGCGGAGGTCCTGGAAGGGATGACTTCGGGGATTCGCTTTGCTAGCGATGAGGACCGGCGGAAGCTGGCGGATCTGGCGAAGGATATGATCTCGCTGCTGGGGGATGTGGAGCGGGTGATGGCGGGTAGATAACGGAACACGGAACACGGAACACGAACAAACTTTTCAACTCATGAACAACAACGGACAGGTAGTGATGATGGCGGTGGCGGAGATCTTTGATTTTCCGCTGAACCCTCGGCGGAAGATTTATCGGGAGATCGAGACCTTGATGGATTCGCTGGCGGAGCACGGGCAGGAGACGCCGCTGGCGGTGTGGACGGCGAAGGATGGGACGGTGCAGGTTCTGCAAGGGCATCGGCGGCTGGAGGCGATGCATCGGATGGGCTGGGAGAGCTGCAAGGTGGTGGAGCATGAGTTTGCCGATGAGGGTGAGGCGCTGAAGTGGCTGATGAATCAGCAGCTCAACAATGATGACTTTGATCTGGTGGAGAAGTCCTTGGCATGCCAGGATCTGCTGCGTCTCGGGGTGAGCATGGAGGAGACCTGCCGTGCGGTGGGTAGGACGACGGAGACGGTGCAGCTCTGGCTGGCGCTGGGGGAGATGAACGCGGCGGTGCATCGTGCGGTGAAGGCGAATGAGCTGAGCCTGGAGACGGTGGGGATGCTGGCGAAACTGGAGAAGGGCAAGGAGCGTGAGGAGGGTCTGCAAATGGTGCTGAATGGCATGGGTGGGGCGATGTCCTCGGCAATGGCGAAGCTGACGCTGCAACAGCATTTCATCGAGCCGAAGAAGAACCGGGAGGAGTGGATCAGGATGCTGCCGAAGCTGAAGAAGGCGCTGGGGGTGGATGAGTATGAGTTTGTGGAGTTTGAGCGGCGGCGGGAGTATGTGCAGGGGGACACGGGGCAACCGGAGGACGGCTACGAGTGGGCGCTGGCGGTGCTGACGGGTGCACCGAAGGCACCGGAGGGCGTGGCCTCGTGGGGTGATGCGGCGAAACTGCTGGGGCTGAAGCTCTACGCGGTGCCTGCTCCCTCGGCGGCGGATGGCTATGTGGTGCTGGTGAGCAAGCGTGACATCAAGACGGTGGACATGGACACGGGTGGCCGGATCTTTGGCAAGACGCGTGAGGTGCAAGAGCGCGGCGGGAGTCTGAAGGAGCGGGTGACGGCGGACATGAGATCGGCCGAGGGGGATACGGCGGAGCTTCAGCAGACGGAGACGGATGCGGCGGAGATGGAGCAGATCTCTAGCGCGGCGCATGACCGGATGCTGGGTGAGGATGATGAACTGTTACCCGATGTGATAGATGACGGTGATGGCTTCGACATTGTAGAGGCGATGTACGAGCAACGCATCCAGGAAGGCCGGCGGATCATGGCGCAGGTGCAGGAGAAGCTGGCGGGGAATACGAACCTGAACCGGACGCAGTCGGTGTGGCTCCCGCTGCTACGGCATCTGCTGTGGACGGCGGACGCTAACGCACTGATGCAGGCATACGCTCCGCAAGGGGCGATGGCGGCGATGGAGGCGGACAAGAAGGGGATGGCGGCGCTGCGCTGGGTGATCCTGCACGGGCTGGCCCTGGCCATCGTGGCCGGGGATGATGAGGCGGTGGCGGAGGTGCTGGAGGCGGTGGGGGTGGAGTGAGACAAGGAGACAATCAGACAAGGAGACAAGGAGACCTGAGATTATGAAGACGCATGAGCTGAAGACGTGGCCGGAGTATTTCCAACCTGTGATGGAGGGGGTGAAGCCTTTTGAGATCCGGTTTGATGATCGGGGCTTTGAGGTGGGTGACACTCTCCGACTGAGGGAGTGGAAGCCGTGCATGGAGCAGGGGTGCTCGCTGCGAAATAGGGGCGCACACTGTAACTCCTGTGCTGGTGACGGCGGGCGCTACACGGGGAACGAGGTGGAGAAGCGGGTGACCTACATCACGGACTACAAGCAACGTCCGGGGATGGTCGTGCTGGGGATGAAGTAACGGAACACGGAAAACGGAACACGAACAAACCTAGAAGGAACGGACCTATGAAGATGGCGAGAGCGACGATGGAGGAGATCGAGGATGTGGCTTGGCTGGTGGGCATACTGCAAGATGTGGAGGGTGGCCAGTGGCCGCGTTCTGCTTTGCGTGAGGATGAGCCGGAGGCGGATGATCCTGATTACTTCGATGAGGATGACCCGGAACACTGCTCGATGCTGGTGAAGCGGGTGCTGGCGGTGATGGCGCGGATGAATGGCGGGGCGATCACTCGCGTGGTGCTGGGGATGCACACGGTGTGCAGCCCGGAGAACAAGATCGTGAATCAGGAGTCGGAGTGGCTGGAGATCCATCATGGGCTGCGTCCGACTTGGGAAGCTTTGGTGGCGGAATCGGAAACGGAAAAGGAGGAGGATAAAATCAACAATCATGAATAACAAGAATAACATACTAGATCAGGCAACTGGTGAGAACTGGGCACTTTACAATGGTGACTGCGTTGCATTGGCGGAGTCGATGCCTGATGAGTCGGTAGATCTGACAGTCTACAGCCCGCCGTTTGCGAATCTCTACATCTATAGCGATTCGGTGGCGGACATGGGCAACTGCGCGAATGATGATGAGTTCTTTGCGCAGTATCGGTATTTGATCCGGGAGAAGTTCCGTGTGACGGTGCCGGGGCGGGTGACGTGTGTGCATTGCATGGACCTTCCTACGAGCAAGGGGATGCACGGCTACATTGGGAGGCGTGACTTCTCGGGCGAGATCATCCGGGCGCACTTGGCAGAGGGATGGATTTATCACTGCCGAGTAACGGTCTGGAAAGATCCGGTGGTGGAGATGCAACGGACTAAGGCGCTGGGACTGCTGCATAAGCAACTGAAGAAAGATAGCTGCCGGAGCAGGATGGGGAATCCTGACTATCTGCTGGTATTCTACAAGCCGGGGGATAATCCGAAGCCTGTGGAGCATACGGCAGAGGAGTTCCCGGTGGATCAATGGCAGCAATGGGCGAGCCCGGTGTGGATGGACATCAATCAGACGAATGTGCTGAACCGTGATGGCGCTCGTGATGAGCGTGATGAGAAGCATATATGCCCTTTGCAACTGGACTTTATCCAGCGGTGTCTGGTGATGTGGAGTAATCCGGGGGATGTGGTGTGGAGCCCGTTCACGGGGATCGGCAGTGAAGGATACATGGCGATCAAGATGGGGCGGAAGTTCGTGGGGACTGAGCTAAAGCCGAGCTATTTCAAACAAGCGGCGGCCCATCTGGCAGCGGCTGAAGCAGAAGGGAGGACTCTGCTGTGAGTGCTAAGACGAAAGGAAAAGCGAAGTCTACTGACGGAACGAGCTATGAGCTGTTTTTAAAGGGAAAAGAGAAGAGTGTGCCGGTCAAAGGGATCACTGGGGCGGAGATCCATCCGGCTTTGTTCGATTTTCAACGGCACGTGGCGGGGTTCCTATTGGAGCGTGGCACGGCGGCAGCGTTCCTGGATACGGGATTGGGTAAGACGATCACACAATTGGAATGGGCGCGGCATGTGCCAGGTGAAGTGTTGATCGTGGCACCTCTGGCAGTGGCTCAGCAGACAGTGAAGGAGGCTGAATCACTGCTGAATCTGGCTGTGAACTATTCCAAAGATGGGACGATCTCCGAGCGGGTGACGATCACGAACTATGAGAGGTTGGATCGGTTTGATCTAAGTCGGTTCAAGGGTGTGGTGTTGGATGAGTCCAGTATTTTGAAGGGATTCAACGGAAAGACGAAGCGGGCCTTGTGTGATGGATTCGATCAGACGCCTTTTCGGCTGGCTTGCACTGCTACACCTGCGCCGAATGATCACATGGAGCTAGGCAATCATGCCGAGTTCCTGGGGGTGATGGGGATGCAAGAAATGCTCATGCGTTGGTTCATCCATGACTCTGCCAACACTGCCGAGTGGAGGCTAAAAGGTCATGCGGCTGGAGACTTCTGGAGATGGGTGGGGAGTTGGGCGGCGTGCGTATCGATGCCGTCTGATCTGGGATACTCTGATGAGGGGTATATCCTGCCAGCACTCACTACCCGGACGGAGGTGGTAAGGACGCCACTGCAGTCGGGTGGGGTGGATGAGTTATTTGCGCTGCCAACGACATCAGCAACGGACATGCACGCAACCAAACGGCTGACACTGAGAGAGCGCTGTGGGCTAGCTGCGGAGCTAGTGAATGGCCACAATGAGGCTGCTCTGGTATGGTGTGAATCCAATGATGAGAGTGAGATGCTGCGGAAGATGATCCCTGATGCGGTGGAGGTGCGTGGGAGTGACACGATGGACGCAAAAGAGGACCGGATGAATGCATTCAGTGATGGGCGTGCGCGGGTGCTGGTGAGTAAGCCGAGCATCTGTGGATTCGGCATGAACTGGCAACATGCGCATCGGATGGTGTTTGCGTCGATCAGCTACAGCTACGAGGCTTTTTATCAGGCGATCCGCAGAGAGTGGAGATTCGGCCAGAAATCGCCAGTGACGGTGGATGTGGTGATCTCAGATGCGGAGCTACCAATCTGGCGGGCTGTGGAGCGTAAGGCTGCACAGCATGACGAGATGAAGCGGGCCATGGTGAAGAACATCATGGGCGGAAATCGAGGGGAGAAAAAGGAGTCATTCCAGCCAACGAAATCGGCAGTGCTGCCGTCGTGGATGGGGGTGGCTT